TAAGGATATGTTTTTTTTAAACGAAAACCCAATCAAAGGAATCCAACGAAAACCGACTATTGGTAAAAACAAGATAGTCGTTAAAAATTCTAATCAGGTTGGTAAAACAAATGAAAAGAGTATTAAGAGGGAAAAAATAATCAAAATAAACAATCCAACAAACATTGAACATCAAATAAACCAAATGTATCACGCAAATCAAAATAATGCTAAAAAAATAGATACTATTAATTATTTTTTTGTACGATTATATTTCGATTCACAAAACAATAGTTATTTAGCATTGCAAAATAACATTTGGGAATTTCTTAATTTTATTCATAGTAAAATAGAAAAATCATTTGTGTTAGACCCAAATAACATTCAAACATTTTACTCTTCAAGTGATAATCAAGTAAGAGTAAAAATTTACTACAGAGATTTAAACATTAAGCGAATATTTATTAATACTTGTAGTAATCTATTTTCGAATATTAATTTCTTTATTAAAAACACAACGAATTTTGTAAATATTACCAATAATTTTCATATCGATACAATTAAAGTAACAAATGAATCAGAAAAAAACGTTTTAGGAATATTCGAAAATGACACATTTATAATTCCAGACATACCCATAGAAGAAAACATTGACAACCCTGGTATTCTAGAAGACGATTTAGATATCGGTTTAGATATTGATTTAGATATCGATCCAAATGTCGACTTAGATGTCGATATAGAAAATATCCCTGATTTTTCTATCGATGAATATGAAGATGAAGATGACATTATTATAAATATTCACAACGACAAACCACCCATTAAAACAACAACTGGTTACGATTTTGTAATCATAGGTGGCAGTCCAGGAGGTATTATGACAGCATATACTCTTGCTACGGAATATATAGACAAAAAAATACTAATTGTTGAATCAAACACCAACACTCTAGATAATTATAAGAAAGAAAAATATAATAATACAACAAAATGGTGGGAAGCAAGTAATGATAATAATTATAAGAATACATTCACCGATGTAGACAATAACGTTATTTCTCAAGGAGAAGGTCTTGGTGGAGGTTCTCTTCACTTCGGGCTACAATATATTGATCATTACGATTTGGTAGATTTAGATTACGCAGATTGGCATAAAGAATTTGTCCAATTATCTAATATCTTGCACCCACAAACATATAAATATGGAATAAGTGAAAATAATACATTTCCTTCAAAAGCTCACTTTGATCTACTTTCCGAATTATCAAAATCACAAGAAATGATTACATATAATAATAAAATTTATTCAGATAATTTATCCACAGATTCACGCATTCTTTATGGTAATCTGTTATCTAATTTAAAAAACGTAGATGTTAAATATAATACAAAAATAAAAAATATTAATTTTGCAAATAATATTGCAACATCCTGTCAAACATACGACGGCGAAATTATATATGGAGATTATTTTATAATGTCTGCGGGTGCAATACAAACCCCCGTCATACTTCAGAATAGTAACATTGAATGTGGTAATCAAATATTCGACCACGGCGGCTTTACATTATTATATGACAAATTAGTCGATGAAACAACAATAGAAACAAAGAATGTCACAAAAGGTTATAGTGAAGATGAAATGCAAAATTTAGACATACCATTGTTAACTTTTAAAAACGTAAAAGAAATGAATACAAAATTGAAAATGGTCGCGATAATTAACCACACCAAATTAGCAGATGGTGAAATAAAGAAGGCATCTGATGGCAAATTACCATCCTACAATATCAAATTGGACGAACCTAATTCTATTAAATATATTTACGACATGGGAACATTTTGGTTACCAAGAAAAGGACACCCAGGTGGTTCACTAACAAAAAATTTAGTTGAAAATGAATATGATTTAACAAGCACTTTGTTAGGGAGGCATGGACAATCATATAGTCGTTTGTTCCTTGGAACACCACCTGCCAAATTAATTGGAGTATTAACTATACCAGAGACGATTTCAAAAGAAATAAAAATTCCTACAAATGACATTGGATTTAATAATAACAAAATAGTACCCCATTTACAAACCCATGACATCAACCATAAATGGCAAACATATTATAGTTATTTACCTAATTTAATGAATAAAATGATTGTGACTCATGCTCAATGTAAAAATTTACCCAAAACAGGTTACGTAAAAACAAGTGGTAATTCAGACCAACGTCCACTAGTTAAACTTGACCATTTGGGAAATGTAAAACAACGTGAATTAACATTAAATTATTTATATGATGCCTACGTAAAAAATAATGTCCAATTAGAACAAATCGGTTATATCTACAATGGTCCAAAAATCACAAAAAGTTTTATAGAAAAATCAATAAATAGTATTTATCATTATCACGGAACTTGTCCAATAGGTGATGTTGTCGATAAAAACCATAAAGTAAACGATACAAATAATTTATATATAGCCGATTGTTCAATATTGTCTAGACCATGGCCAGGTTCAACCAGTGTACCAGCTGCTGTTTCAGGCATCGTTACTGCAAATAAAATCATTAATAAAATAAACAATCCTATTTTGGAATGGGTGAATAGTCATGAATATAGTGGAATTACATATAATATTGTTATGAAATGTTTAAATAAATGGCGTTCGGTAATTACTAATGTCCCAACAAATAAACCAATACAATTTACCTTTTCTTTATCTAACGATCTAGAACCAAATGTTTTAGGGGCAGCATCCATAACTAAATATATAATAAAAGATACATTAGAAATCAAAGAATTAAATGAAGACAATTATTACAACGATTTAAAAAACAGAAGTGTGCGCGAAGTATTTCCTTATAGCGGAAATATTATACTAAACAAAAAAATTTGGAATAGTAAAATTAACAAAGTAGATAAATATAACAATTCAAGCGTATATTATACATTACTTCACGAATTAGGTCATCTATTAGGCATTGGGCCTCTTTGGATTTTATATGGAGTATTATTATACGATGATAAAACAGAAGATTTTTTCTACGGAGGAGAAAATGGTAACAGAGAATATAAAAATCTATTTCCCGATTTAAATGTGTCATATATGCCTCTTGAAAATGATGGTGGCGCAGGCACAGCTATTGTACACCCTGAAGAAGGTCATGAAGAAGGTGCTTCAAAAAACAACAGATATTTTAATGGTATTTTTCATCCCGGATTAGATACAGAACTAATGACTGGGTGGGCTGAAAGAGGCGAAGATGTAATAAATCTTCCTTTATCGCGAGTAACTATTGGAATGATAGAAGATCTTGGATATAGTGTAGATTACGATGCGGCAGATAAATTCATCATAAATTACAAAAAAAAATAATTGTCTAGGTAAAATATAATAATTTACAAAATAAATTATTATAAAATTATTCGCGCAATCCTGGATTCATACATAGTTCGCGACTTGGGAATATTTCGTTTGAAACACACTTGTCGCCTTTTTGTACGTCAATACAGCTTCTTACACCTTTATCTTCGCCAATAAAACACCATCCACTTTTTTTAGAACTATTTGATTTTTGAAATACACTTTGCGAATCATCTGATACAACTTTTGCCCTTTTCTTTGATTCTTTCTTCGTTTGCACATTTTCATCAATATCTTCAGGCATTTCCGGAGGTTCAGGCATATCATCATCTAACGCTAGAGCTTGTGTTGTATCAATAACCGATGTTGCTGTACCTGCTGCTATATCTACACCGAATTTAGCACCTTTTGCACCTATTTCGATAGTTTTTTTAGCAGTATCGGTAACAGCATACCCAAAAAAATTATAAACACTATTAACGATCGGTTTTAAAAATCCAGTTGTGGTTTCAGTTGCGTCACCTAAGTAAGCAAAAATATTGAATCCTAATATAGCCAATGCAATTACAATAAGCAATATATTCGTAAAAGTTATCTTAGAAAATATACTCATTATCCCACCATTGCCAGAAGAAGATGATTTTATTGTACTACTTTCAATAGGAGATGAAGACATACTAGTAATGTCTGATTTTTTATCTAAAGTATCACTCATTTTTTCATTATTTGATGTTTCACTTAATGTATCACTTTTGCGCGACGATAAAAAAGAAAACATACTATCTTCTTTTTCAGAATTTAAATTATTACTTTCATTACTTTCATTACTTTGATTATTTTCCATATATACATTGTATAGTTTTTATTTATGATGTCTTTTTTCAAAAAGAAATTGTATAATACCAGGCCGCTTATTTATAGGCGTATTTATATAATTTCGAATAATATCAATAAATCCATACCCAGCAACACTAACAATACCAATAATCGTTCCAGGGATAATCCAATCTTCCATAATTTCTATTTCGTATTCTGCGCGAATATTTTTTTCGTGTTCAACGCCTTCTTCAATTTTTTCTTTAATTGCTTGATCTCGAATATCTTCTAAATATAATATTGTTATTAGCGCTACTAATGTAAACCATAATTTAGGAGGCAACTTGGATGTCAATAAAAATACAAAATATATACCAAATACTACACCAGGCCCTTGATGTTTTACGTCGGGCATGGTTAAATAAACAAAGAAGAACAATGTCAGAAATGCAAATAGATGTTTGACGTAAATATTTTTATTTAAGATTTCTTGAACTTCAAAAGGAAACAACTCAGCCAAAAAATTACCAGATATTATAACAAGTAATGCAAACAATCCTATCATACGACCTTCACTTTCAGCTAGATTACCCATTATCTTTCTCAACCCCTTATATTCGTGTTTATATTCCTTTTCTAATTCACTTGTTTCATCTGACATATATATAATAATTACATTTTTTTCATAATCTCTAATTTAGCCATGGTTTTGTCTAAATTACTTTTTTTTTCTACATTATTAAACAAATAGTCCGTTGCTGGTTTTTGTTCATTTTTTTTAATTTCTTGGAAATAATTATTTATTTTACTTATACAGCTTTCAACAATAAATACATTATTCACGCATGGAATTTCCTTATCTACATATTCAGTTAAAAAGGTAACAACACAATACAAAATCATTTTGCGACTATTTGCACCATTTGAACTATATCTAACCATAAACAATTCTAGCAAGGATTCTACAATACTAACGATTAATTTATCGTTTTTTTTATCGGAAATATCTAAAAATATTTCCCAAACTAACCATACACAATCCTTCATTTGTTTATCATCAACTTTAACAAATGAGCGTGTTTCACACATACATTTTTTCTTCTTCTTTTTACAAATTATTTCAAATTCAATAATCCATTGACACCAGTAACACGCCATCAAATTATTTTTTGTTTCAAATAAATGATAATATAATTCATTGCATGGTATTAACAATTCTTGTGGATCGTCGTCTCGTATTAGATGTTTTGCATATTTAGAATTAGGTGCATTAAATTTGTCACTAATTGTAGTTATATCAAAATCAGTTGGATGTACTTTTATAACCTGTAAACTATGCTTTCTTTTTGATTGACTAATGATTGCACAAATTTCAAAAAAAATTTTTCGCACTTCATTGTGATTTCGAACATATAATTCATTGCTCCCATAACCATTTCTTACAATATAACGAAAAGATTCCAAACGTTTTGCTAAATAAACAAACAATTTTGGGTTTCCTAAATGAATATTCTCGCACGAATAAAGTATGAAAATACTCCATAAATCTAAAAAGTGACCACTACATAACATTTCTACACACCAATGTAAAGAATATTCTATTTTATTTTCGCGCAAACTTTTCAGCAGCGCTTTTTTCACCTCTGTTTTTTTATATTTTGAAAAAGTAGTTATGCGCATATCTTTTATTTCACGTATATCTTGTATTTCTACATTCATAATAAAACCCAACAAATAAAAAATAGTAAGAATACATATACATGAATTTTTTAGATAATTTACACAAACAAATAATGAATGGTTCTTATTGGAAAAGAATTTTATTTACTTTAGTTATCATTTTAGTAGTCATTTATTATACAAAATCAATGACCCCAAAACAAGAAGGATTTGTTCAATTAACAAAATTCGAGAAGTTTAATTCCCCATATAAAATTTATGATGATTTTTATGCTGATGTATACGATGAAATATATCATAGTGATTTGTTATGTGAACATAGTTTTGAAAAAATAAAAGAAATAGCCAAACCCACAAAAACAAGCAGAGTATTAGATGTAGGTAGTGGTACTGGTTGTATGATGAATGAATTTACTAAAGATGGTATACAAATACAAGGGATAGAAAATTCTCAGGCAATGTTAAACAAAGCAAAAGAGAAAAACAAACTTTTTAAAATAAAAAAGGACGATGTGCTTAATACCATGACCTATAATAATGAAGAATTTACTCACATTATGTGTTTGTACTTTACATTATATTATTTAGGAGATAAACACATATTTTTCCAAAATGCTTTTAACTGGTTAGAACCCGGGGGTACACTTATTATTCACTTGGTTAACCGCGACAATTTCGATCCCATTGTTCCTGCAGGCAATCCACTTTTATTCGTTAGTCCTCAAAGATATGCTAAGAAACGAATTACTAATTCGGTGATCAAATTCAAAGATTTTCAATATAAATCAAATTTCCACGCAGATGCTCTTGAGGATAAAGCATATTTCAATGAAGAATTTAGAGATGACAGCACTGGAAAAGTTCGCAAACACGAACATGTATTGTATATGCCATCACAAAAAGCAATCCTTGGAATAGCCAAAGATGTAGGTTTTGTCCTAAAAAAGAAATACGATATGGTGGAATTACAATATGAATATCAATATTTGTATTTTTTACAAAAACCATATGATTAATAACTTTTCTTATAAGAAATAACATTATATTTGTTTTCCAAGTACTTTATAATGTTATTCATTAGTAGTTCTATATTTGTCACTTTAATTATAGTCGTGATTTTATTGTTTTTATACAAAACAAAATCGCCGTTTTGGAAATACCAACCCGTATATCACTTATATAATCCATATAACTACTTTCACTTCACGCCACATATAATAAACGAAGAACCCATTGAAAAAAACAAATATTTTAATAAAGACATAAAATGCATTGATAGCACTAATTTATCAAACAATGAAGGGCGATTAATGGCAAACCTAATTCAAAACCATTTTTTAAACGATAAAAATGTTCATTATAATCCAGATTTAAATGAATTATTCACGAGTTTTAAAGGACACAATAAAAACTCATATGTTTCTCTTCATTACACAAACGAAAAGTTTATTGAGGAAAAAAAACAAAATATTGGCGAAGATAAAAAATTAATAGGATGTATTAGTTCTAGACCTCTTGAAATCAATTTTTTCAAAAAACATAATGGTTCATTAAATATATATTACGTAGACCACTTATGCGTTGACAGCAAATATCGTAATCAAAAAATAGCACCACAGCTTATTCAATCACACGAGCATCATAGACGCCTTATAAAACCAAATATGAAGATTTCCCTTTTTCGTCGGGATATTTCTCTCTCCAATATTATGCCATTTACAATTTTTAAATGTTATGTTTTTGATTGTTCGCAATGGTATATACAGGAGATGCAAAATAACCTTCATATTGAAGAGATATCATCGTCAAACTTTTCCTTATTTTATAATTATTTCCAACGGCATAAGGAAAATTTCGAATGTATAATAACTCCTTCCATAACACATATTACTGAACTAATAAATAAGAATATGGTACATATTTATGTAGCACAAGTAAATAATGAATTATTGGGAATTTATTTTTTTAGAAATTCATCAACCTATTTTTATAATCAAAAAGCAGGTGAATGTTTCGGTTCTATACATAATAAAAAATTCAATAAAAAAGATTTTATAACAGGTTTTCAAAATTCTACATACAAATGTTTAAAAAAATATAATTATTATCACATGCTTTATGACGACATTAGTCACAACAAAGCATATATAGACCATTTAATAACAAATCAAAAATCACATTATAACTACCAATGTGGTTATTACTTTTATAATTTTTTAATTCACCCCAAACCATCATATGAAGTATTCATGTTCCATTAACGAACATATTTACCAACTCTAGCAAATGAATCGACGACGAAAATAACAAAAACGCCTAAAAAGGAATATAAAATAATCTCTTCTGTCACATGATTTGTTTTTTGATCTTGTTGTTCTTCTAATAAATGAATCATATAATTCATCTTCTCAATCACTTTGGTTTGTTCACCATTCAATCCTTGATTATTATTAGCTGGTTGTGGAACATATTGTTGATAATATTGTCTAGCATATTGACTTGGCAAATTTTCAGATGGTTCTACCGAAGCATCACCTTCTTCAACTGGTGCATCTCGTTCAATAGTTTTATTAACACCAATAGATTCGGCTTTAGGCATAGGATTAAAATCGGCTAAATTATTCATCCCTTCTTCATTATCGCCATTTTCATTTTGACTATGTATTTGTTCCAATAAAACATTTACTTTACCATTCGAAGCTTTTTGTGTAGTATTATGACCTCGTGCATGGTTTTTAATGGTTCTGCTATGTTTGTTATTGGATTTATTGTCATTTTCAAATGGTGCAGCATACATTGCTAAAGACATTCTTCTTACATTTTGTTTAGAAAAAGTATTCTGCTAATTACCATATCAAAAGTAAAATAATATTTACTCAATATATATGTATCCAATTCTTATAAGTTTAGTCATCGTATTGTTAATGCTTATATCACCAAGAAAAGATATATCTAAAATAATGGATTCGGCAGCAGGTAAATTTTTCATGGTCGTATTCTTAATTTTAGCAATAGGTCAAAATTTATTTTTGGGTCTCTTTCTTTTAGTTATATTTATTTATTTACTCGCACCTAATACACGTGAAGGTATGGCAGATTCACGTGCTAGAACGATTCAACGTCCAGTATCAACTAGAAAAACAAATGAAAATGACCCAAGAAATCAAAATGACGATGATGACGTTTCTAAAACAGGAGCAAATGTAAGCAATGGTGAAACCAATGTAAATATTACAGGTGATGTAGAATTATCACAAGAAGAACTAGCGATTGTACGTAATTTAATCCAAAGTAAAAATAAAAATCCTAAACATAAATGTCGTAAAAATTGTGGAAATGCATTATTAAGTTGTCTAGATGGTTGTCAAGTAAGTGAACAAATGAGACGTCCTGTATCATCAAAGGATGTGAATATACTAAAGAATAACGGCACATCAGAAAATGTAGAACCTACAGAAGAAGCCACCAAAGAAGGGTTTGCTACATTTGAACAAAATTACATGGTACTTTAAGAATATAATATGTTTAATTTTTTTCATTACATATTATAAGTAAATGTTTTCGGTATTTGATTATATGAATACCAAAATAGGATATTTAAATGATAGTAAGTTTTTTGCCGGTTTGATTATGATTATGTTAAATATTGGTTCGCGTTATATTACAGTTAAATTTAGTAAAACACAAGAAGCATATTTACGTAACGTATTAAGCAAACAAATTCTTATTTTTTCTGTTGCGTGGATGGGTACACGCGATATTTATATGTCTTTGGTTATTACTCTTATCTTTGTTGCTTTAGCTGATTTTGCTTTCAATGAGGAAAGTAATTTTTGCATGTTGCCAACTAAATATAAAAATTATGACCACATTCTTGATGCAAATGGCGACGGAATAGTAGACGACGAAGAATTAAAAAAGGCAAAGGAGTTGATTGCAAAAGCCGAAGAAGACAACCGAAAAAAAAACCAAAAAAAACACATGTTACGTTTTTATGAATTAACAAAATAATTTCTTATTATATATTAACCAATGTCATATATAATAAATTACTTCCATCCAAAAATAGAAACGAATATAGAAGATATTCCTGAAATCGATCTTGAAAATTTTAAGATCAATAATATTTCGTTGAAAAATATAGCGTTTTTAAAAAATATCAAAATTTCTAAAAAAGATATTACCAATATGTTAACAAAACAATCATTGTTTTCTAAATTTAACATGCGCGAACATGCAGAAAAATATGAAAAAAGTAACATTGTTGATAAAGATAGTGACTATACCATAGATAATATTCAAACAATTACAGATGCAGTTTTTCCTGTTGGAAAACAATTAATTTTAAATAAGAAAAACTATATAATATTAAGATTAAAGTGGAACAAAAAATATAAACCACAAGACAAATATAAATATGAAAATAATGGAATTGTTTACAATATAACATTACAAGTAGATTTGAAAGAAGGAGATAGCTATACAATTAAAGATAGAATTAACGTATCGTGTGAAGATCGTGCAGACAACATTCAAGAAGACATACGTGAGATATTTAAAAGAGAAAAGAAGAAACAACCATTGTCTCCAGATTTACCGGTTGCACAACTAGTAAAAGGCGGTAAAAGGAAATCTCGAAAAAAAAATAGAACACGAAAAAAAAACAAATCGAAAAAAAATAGAACACGAAAAAAAAACAAATCGAAAAAACGTATGCACAAAAAAAGTAATTGAAATAATACTATTATATAACGAAAAAAATTTATTCATATATAATAGTATACCATGAAATTAAGTGATTGGATATTAACTTTAATAATTATAATAGCATTTGCACTTCCCATGTCATATCAATCTTTATCAGTAAGTTTAGACGCTATAAAAGACGATTGGCCAAAATATAGATGTAATCCTGTATTTATGCCATTTGCTAGTCAATTCGGAGAAGACACTATGACTAATTTTACAAATTGCACGCAAAATATTGTTAAAGACATTGCTGGTTACGTTTTGAAACCAATGGAATATTCAATGTCATTACTTGGGACGTTAGGTTCACGTTTTGAAAATTCTTTAAATAGTGTGCGAAAGATGATAGACAAAATAAGAAATTTAGCAAAATCAGTTTTTGGTCAAATATATGGCGTTTTTTTAAATATTTTAATAGAATTTCAACAAATGATTATTGCTATCAAAGATATGGTTGGTAAAGTAATGGGTGTCATGATGACTTTTATGTATATGCTTGATGGTTCTGTTAAAACCATGAAAAGTGTATGGAATGGTCCACCAGGTCAATTATTACGTGGATTATGTTTTCATCCATCAACAAAAATAAAATTAAATAATGGTAACATCATAAAAATAAAAGATATTGAACATGGTGATATTCTGAAAAATGGAGAAATTGTTTATGCTACCATGAAAATAAAAAATGACAGCATACTAGAAGACAAATATATATCACAACTTTACGAATTTGACAATTCAGATGTATTAACAGAGAATGCAAAAATACTTGTATCTGGTTCTCATTTAGTAAAATATAACAACGCATTTATCCAAGCTTATCAGCACCCACATGCAAAACTTGTAACTAAAAATAGTAAAACATTGATATGCTTAATTACAAATGTTCATACAATACCCATTGGTGATTATACTTTTGGCGATTGGGAAGATAATGGTATTTTACCATGGGAATTGGAACATAAAGAAAAATAAAAGGATTAGATGAATTATTAATTTTAGATTAATATTATATGGAAAACACACATACCTATAAACAAATAAATAATATATATAAAAAACTAACATATTATGATAAATATGGCACCGATGTTATAATAACATTTGTTATCGTACTGGTATTTTTATTTTTTATTTCATTCTATTATGTTTTAAATAATGTAGAACCTATCAAAAATGATTGGATTAACCAACGTTGTCGCCCCGAAGTTATGCCTTTTGTAGGTATGATTAATCACCCAAACGATGGTCGAAGTAAATTTCAGTTTACCGCAGATAATTTTACAGATTGTAGCCAGAGCATAATCAAACAAATATTGGGATATATTACAAAACCAATAGAATATGGATTAAATTTAATGACAAATTTTTTTAGGATGATGTTAGATGCATTAAATAATATACGTAAAATGTTAGCAAAAATGCGAGTACAGATGCAAAATATTGTTAAAACTATTTTTGCAAGAACATTAAATATATCCATTGGTATTCAAGAGTTTTTCATTTATTTACGTGAAATATTTAATAAAATTCAAGGCATTTTCATTTCCGGATTCTATGTAGTTTTAGGAACATATTACACTTTGAAATCTAGTGTAGGTGCATTATTTGAATTTATTGTTATGATTTTATTTATTTTAATTGGACTTATTATTCCATTATGGATTGTTCCATTTACATGGGGATTTGCTGCATTTATGACTGCTGTTTTTATTTCTATAGCTATTCCGTTATCAGTTATTGCAATTATGATGAATAAATCAATGGGCACAACATTAAGTGGAATTCCGGATAAACCCTCATGTTTTGATGAGAATACATTATTACAATTAAACAATGGCATCTTCATAAAAATAAGAGATATAGACGTGGGTGATATTCTTATTAACAATAATATAGTAACTTCTAAAATGAAAATGTCTTCCAAATATGAAACATTATATAATCTAGACGATACCTTAGTTACAGGTGAACATAAAGTTTTCTTCAATAACAAAATAATATGCGTAAAATTTCATCCTCAAGCAAAAGTAGTTTTAAACGAAAATTACAATTTGTATTCCGTAAATACATCTAACAAATTTATACAAATTAACAATACATTATTTTGCGATTATGATGAAATGACAGATAACGAAACTAGTAAATTATATGAAAATATTGAACGTCAAAATACGATAAATATTTCAAACAATATATTTATTCATAAATATTATGATGGTGGTTTTACCGAAAATACTAAAATTAAATTAATAAACCACACAATCAAAGCTATAAATGAATTAGAGATAAATGATATTTTAGAAAATGGTTCGCGAGTCATCGGCGTTGTTAAAATACTCAATAATCATTTACACAATAAAATGAATAATCTAGTAGTTCATAATACCGAATTTTATGCTCATACTCATTTAAACGTTAAACATTTAGGGGAATGGACAAAAGTAACAAATATTACAAAAGCAAAACCTATTGCAAAAAAAGGAAAAAATATCAAATTATATCATTTAATAACTTCAAATGGTCTTATTCCTATAGGAGACATGTTATTTAAAGATTATGATAATATTTTAGATGGCTATTTATAATTTCATTTTTATCTATAAATATGTATATAGATGGAATTTAAATTACTAGGCATGACATTTCGTTTAGAAATTATATTATTGGCTATATTACTTATATATATCATGAATGCTCACGCTATTTGTTCATGTAGCAAAATGACTTTAAGTGAAGGTTTCCAAATGATTAAAGACGCAGGTAGTGCATTAAATTACGACATGAATGAAGGTGTCCCACTTAACAAAACACCCGGATCATCATACATGAATCAAAATTTTAAAAGTACAAACATACCTTTACCCGATGGTAAAATGGATTTTTTTGAAAATACTAAATTCAAACCTGAATGTTGTCCGGGTGTATCCTCCACTGGAGCTGGTTGTTCTTGTTTATCAAAAGATCAAACAAATCATTTATTTCAACGTGGTGGTAATAACACAACTTCAAGTAGTGTATAAAAATATTAAATATATATATCAAATTTAATATTTTTGCATAATAATCATAAATTACGTGATTCAAAATTATTGTATATGTTTATGTTTTTCCATTGTGTTTTTTTTCCATATAGTCCTCTATATCCAACGTCAATTGTTCACTCCTAGTTAATTGTATCATTCTATTTTTTCTAGTATTTGTGCTATTCTTTTGCTCTTTTATGAATCTATCGGCGTCTTTTTTTTCTTCTGCTTCTAAACTTTCGATTAATTTTTCTTTATACTTTTCAAATTGCATTTCTTTTCCTTTTTGTTTCCATTTTTTTTGCATTTTGGTCCATTTTTTTTGCATTTTTTTATCATATTCATCGTATTCATCATCGTCGAGTTTCACCTTACGAGGACTAATATTTTTGATCATAACCATATCCTGATCTTTTGGGAATGTTACACCTTTTTTTGACGTAGATCTAGGTATTGGTATCGGTGTGGATGATTTTGGTCTGCTAAAATTACCTCCACCGCCTGTTGTTTTTCTTCGTTTTATAGTTTTTCTTCGTTTTATAGTTTTTCTCAATTTATTCCATTTACGTGTAGGCATTTATATTATATCTATACAATAAATTAGTTTACCCGAATTATTCCATTATATTCTACAAACAATTAAGAATACGCAGCGTTATTAGTTAAAAAATATATATAATATTAAACAAGTAATGATCATTCTTAGTTTTGATGTAGGAGTGAAAAATTTGGCGCTATGTTTACTTCATATAAATAACGTAAATGAAATAGACGCATTAGAAATTAAAGATTGGGACGTTATAGATTTATCGTGTGATGATAATATTAGTAAAAATACATTAAAATGCAATCAGTTTATTAAAAATAAAGCTTGTCCTAGACCTGCAAAATTCACATATAAAAATGATTACTTTTGCGGAATATGTTGCAAAAAAAAGGATTGTTTCGTTCAATATGGTTCATATAATATTGACAAGGTTCATAAAATGAAAAAGGAAACATTAATAGAGTTGTTCACCAATCATAATTTAGAATATAACAAAAAAATGAAGAAAACAGATATGATGGATATATTTGTTCAATTTATTGAAAATAATTGTTTTCAAACCATTCTCAGTAAAAATGTAAAGGATATATCGCTTATTGATATTGGGCGAAATCTCCAAAAAAAAATGGATTTATCTTTAGAGAAATGGAATATTTCAATTGATTATGTTATTATTGAAAATCAAATAAGTCCAATAGCAAATCGCATGAAAACATTGCAGGGAATGATAACACAATATTTTATTATGAAAACAAATGCCCATATCGAATACGTATCTTCAGAAAATAAATTAAAAAATTTTAACGAAATCGATACATCTTCCTATAAAGATAGAAAAAAAGCAAGCATTCAAATTATTGAAAATATGCTAATAAATGATAATTATAATATAAAAAACGACTGGAAATTATTATTCAAAGAATCAAAAAAAAAGGATGATTTATCTGATACATTTTTACAAGCATTGTGGTATATACAAAATAAATTATAATTCGTACTACTTAAAATTATAAGATATATTAATCTAATATGTCTATTGGTGAACCTGAAGTAATTGATATTAGTGATTTAGGAAATGGCGGGCGTAAATCATCAAATTTTGGACCCGGTATAGAATTATTAATGAATGATAGAGTAGGTAAAAAATCTAGTAATAGTGAAGATGTTGGTCTCGAAGATCTTACTGATTTAGAAAAAGAATTGAATGATTTGACATCTGATGATAGACCTATCAGTTTAAATATTGATACTAAAGAAATGAATTTTTCAAAAGAAACCGATAATTTACACGTAAGTTTTGATCAAATGGATATAAAAGAGCCAGTTGAACACACAATTAATTTAGGAAAAGCTTCTAGTGAAAATGCAAGCGATAACAAAACATGGGATGGATACGGACAATTTAACAATATTCCATTAAACCCTGATGCCGATGTTACTCCAACACCCAGATTGTCTAAAGAGGAAATGTTGAAAGAGAAATTTGGTTATTTAAGAAAACTAGAACAACTTGAAAAAAAAGGTGTTGAATTAACTAAAAAATATTCAATGGAATCATCGCTCAGTGAAATGATGGGCGAATACGAAATGATTATAGGTGAAAAAGAAAAACAGAATTCTGTTAAATTTCAAGGCAATATGCTTTCCGCACTTATTAATGGTATCGAATTTTTAAATAATAAGTTCGATCCTTTTGATGTTCATATTGATGGCTGGGGTGAACAATTTAATGAAAATATAGATGATTATGATGAAATTTTCGGCGAACTTCACGAAAAATACAAATCCAAAGCCAAGATGGCACCGGAACTTAAATTAATGTTTCAACTCGCGGCTAGTGGTATGATGGTTCACATGACAAATACCATGTTTAAGAGTGCTATGCCTAATATGGACGATGTTATGAGGCAAAATCCTGACCTTATGCAGCAATTCCAATCAGCAGCTGTTAATTCAATGGGTCAAACCAATCCAGGATTCAGCGGCTTTATGAATAATATGATGAGTCCAGAACAAGAAGAATCGAAAAATATTCGTATGGGACCACCACCTACTCCATTAGCAACACAAGGTCCTAATTCTATTCCTCCTCCTAGACGACCTGGATTTGTAGATGGTAATCCATTTGGAAGTAAAGAAAGTAGAGCGGATGGTATTAGCGTCGAAGAATCATTTGAAAGTGTTCCTAAAGCCAGTAAATCTAATAGACCTGCCATGAAAGGACCTAGCAATATTGACGACATTTTATCTGGATTAAAACCTAAATCCGCTGCGGATTTACCACCAGGAATGAGAAATAATGATAATGATTCGAGATTTCCCAACATGCATACAAACATGTTTCCACAAGAAACCAATGTTGTCAAACAAGCATTGAGCGAAAAAGAAGAAACTGGTAGTACTATCAGTATTAGTGATTTAAAAGAAATGCAATCCGAAGGAAGTGTACCAAAACGCTCAAAACGTCGTCAAAAATCAGATAAAAATACCATTAGCTTGGACATTTAGGTAATAAAAATAATTAATATTTTTTATTTTTATTTCGGCAAATATATATATATATATGAAGAATCAAAATAAAGGTGGTGCTTCACAAAATGATGGACAAATGGCAATAGAACCAATAAATAATGAACTTGAAAAAACAAACAAGAAGAAAAATAAAAAAACGAACAAGAAAGTATAGAAAATAAAACAAAAATAATAATACAATTTCATTATTTGTAATATTATTTACATTTGTGGTGGTGAAATAATGAATATTTCATGACTTTCTTTAATATGACTATTTGTTCCATTTTCGATACGATTTTTTCCAATTCGTTTTTCACCTTGGCCATATGTATATTGCCATTCAGGAAATACTTGCTCATAATCACTATACCAATCCCGAATTGTTTCACAATTGTTATAGGTAATCAAAAATCCACCTTTATGGTTTTTCAACAATTCGCACATTGCTTCATGTTCAAAATCATTATGATGAATCGCAAAATTACAATTTGGATACATTCCTTTAAACATCTTTGAATCCGTTCCTAAATAATATGGAGGGTCCATAAACAAGAAATCATCAGGGTGGTTTTTGATTGCTGTTTTGAAATCGGCACAACGTACTGAAACATTCTTGATATTCATTTTTTTAAGGAATTCCATGCGTCGTTTAAACTTCTCCGGTTTAATTTCGTTTGAACTAGGCCACCCCAAAAACATAGGTCCATACGAAAGTGACATGTTATAATAGTAATAAACAGATTGCATTACTTTATCGTTATCTAACCTCGACTTTTCTTCGTCCGTTAAATCAAGCTGTTTCATTGTTTTATATTCAAGTGTTTCAGGTTTTACTTTATCCCAATAAGACAATAAAATATGTCTGTTGCGTGTAAATTCATCACTTGTTATTTCAAATTTCTCCAATTCACTTATAAATTTCTCCTTGTTGTTTATCAATATGCTCCAAAAATTAGTCAACATTTCAAATATATCGTATCCGATTACTTCTATCCCCAAATTTTGTGAAACAGCCAATTCGAAAGACCCTCCGCCGAAAAATGGTGATACAATGCGTTTGTGCTTTAATTTCGGCAAATACTCCAATATAAGACCAATCGCCTTGCTTTTACCTCCTGCATATCTTAATGGTGAAATCAAAACTCTTTTGAATCCAGTTCCATCTGGTTTTTTTATATGATTCAAATAATTCATTAGATATTTTTCCGTTTTTTCGCGTTTGTAACATCCATCATCTTTTTCGTTATTAACATTCACCATTTGTTTGTTTGCAGAAATATCAATCGTAATTACCTCGTTTGTAGGTTGTACAATACTTTCGTTGACAACATTTGTTATCATTTCCTTTAGCTTATTTTCGTGAACACAAGGATTCTTCTTCTTCATATGTTGGTCATAATGTGATTTTTGTTTAAAATCCTTTCCGCATTTTTCACAACTATATTTAACCATTTTTAGTTATAAATATTACACAACTGTAATATTTATATCAATTTTGTAATTTAATCTATATCACCATCTTTCTGTAAATATACCTCCTTCGCAACATTCTTTATAATCTTATGAATATTCTTATCTTGTTGATTTCCACTTCCCCCCAAAGAATGGTGTACTATTTGCATATAATCTTCATTTTTTGTATTATCGGTTGCCAAGCATTCGGGGTTTTCTTCCACCCATGAATTAATTTGCTGAATATTGCTACGTTTTATGGAATGTATTGCCTTCTTCAGTTTATCTTTATTTTCTGTTTCTTTTTCCCAGTTATCATTATCTTTTACGTATAATACTTCACGTTTCAAATCACTACAATGGATTGGTCGTTTGTGCAATTCTAATTCGCGCAATCCGCGTATAAAAATATTCGTAATACCATCAACAAAACCAACTTTTCCAGTATGAGTTAAATCCTCCATTTGTATTTTTAGCGATTCTACAAAATCCATAATATTGAGCGCATCTTTGCACTCGTGATTCAAAAATATGTTCATGTTTATTTTATTTGTAATATGATTTGTTGTATTACCCATTTTTGGTATCATTGTCTGTATCGTTTTTCGCAATTCTTTGTTTTCTTGCAAAACTTCCATAAACATTTCTTTTACATCCAAATTATTGACATCGATTATTTCATTACTAGTAAATGGTAGTATAATTTCATTCGTCTCTTCAACTAATCCACATGATATATCGTTTATTTGTTCATTACATTTTTTCTTGTGATACCATAAACTACTACGTGAGCTATAATTCTTGTCACAATTTGTGCACATATATGATGCGGCATTTTTTGGCATTTTTTCGTTCGAAAGTGTTCGAATTTGATGCTTTCGTGTCATCACGTGTTTGTCCCAGTTACTTTTCTTGCTACAACTAAAGTCACACTTTTTACATTGAAAAAAAACGGCATTTTTTGGCATTTTTTTTCGTTCGAATTGTTCTATACTTTTCGAACATAAAAAATGCCTAAATTGTTTTTTATTAAAATTATAAAAATGAGTTGGTAACAACCAAAACATTCTATTCAAATAATTTACATGGTATATCTAGCTTTTTCAAAAAAACCCATTTTTGACCCTTTAAAGTTTTTTTTCATTTTCCATTTTGGACATACTTTTTATGTCCATTTCCATATTTCAGAGAGAGTTTCAAAACACTAAAAAGACGTTTTTTATGACTTTTTTGTCAAATTATCAACATATTCATATGTTAGATTTGAAAAAAATTTACCTTGATCAATAGTAACAGAACACCCACCAAATTCTTTAAAACATACATCAATGGTGTCAATTTTGTTTTTCATTGCATATTGAAGAATAGATGGAATATCTGGATTTTCTGGATTATGTAAATGTAAACTAATCTTTTCTCTTAATTTAGAATCAAGATTTTCGTATATTAATTTAAAATCATCAAATACGAGTGTTCCGCATGTGTCAGAAAGACAAATATTATCAATCTTGTGGTGTAAATTATTATTCACATGATGAATAATTTTGTCTATATCTTGATTTTTGGTAATGGGGCATTCAGTGATACACGATACATACAATTTAGATTTATTCGTATCATCTAATTCCTCAATAATTTTCATTAATTCTAAATTGGTATCATTGATTGTTTTATTAGTATTTTTCATTTGAAAAGATTCGCTCACCGACGTAATAAATGAAAAATTCTTAACACCATAGATATGCTTTGCCATGCTAAAATTGTTATAATTTGGAACAAGTAAATAAAAATTATGGTTTGGATAATTGGTTGTTGCATAATTGTATAATTCCAGTGAACCAGACATCTGGGGCAAAATTTTTTGTGATACGAGAGAGCCCACTTCAATATCTCTTGGATTATAAACTTTCATAATATGATTCAGCATTTGTTTTTTTTCATTCATTGTATAACAAGATTTCAAACTTTGGAGACCATCACGAAGAGAAACATCGAAAAATCGCACTTTTCCCAACATTAATATAATTACACAAACCTTTTTATTCCATTTATGAATAATATATTAAAGGTAAATTTTATTCATATACACAAATGAGTGCAATGAATCCTCTACTTTCGTTAAATGCGTTGCCATTGTTTAATCAAATTAACATTGAATTACATGCATTCAGTGCTATGCGAAACCTAATTGATAATCAAAACACGAATATAGATGCGTTTCTAGTGGATTTAGAAAATAAAATTAGTAAAAACGAAGATATTAATTATTATGACGTTTTTGATAAAATGGATGAAATAGAACATCCGTTATCTTACACAAGTGGTATTATTTATCATTTAGCTTCTGTCGACGATTCTGAAAATTTAAGAAAAGTCAAGGATGAATTTCGCGATGAGATGATTGAGTTGAACAAAAAAACATCGCAATCTAAAACAATCTATAATGCTATCAAAAAAATCAATACCATTGATGAAAATGAACTACGTGTAATCGATATTTCATTAAAAGGGATGGAAAAAGGGGGCGTAAATCTTGAAGAAACAGAAAAAAATAAATTAAAAGAATTGCACATGGATTTGAGTAAAAAAAGTACCAAATTTTCAGAAATTTTAATCGATGAAATGAAAAAATACAAGTATGTTGTAACGAAAGAAAAAAACATCGGAAATAATAAATTTATGGAAAAGGTTCCGTTATGGGTAAGAGAAATGTGGAATAAAGAAGAACCGGAAAATGGTCCATGGACAATCACATTGGGAAGACCATCCATAAATGCAGCACTTCGTTTTATTCACAATCAAGAAATTCGCAAAACATTATATTTAAAATATATTTCCATGGCGGGTGATGAAAATGAACCTTTAATCAATGAAATGCTTGAATTGCGTCATCGCGAATCACAAATTCTTGGTTTTGATAATTATGCTGAATTATCATTATCATTTAAAATGGCTCCAAATATAGAAACAATTTTAAATTTACTAGATGATTTGAAAAAAGTTGCATTGCCGAAAGCGAAAGAAGAATATGAAGAAATATGCAAATATGCCGAAAAGAATAATGAAATATCTGAACCATGGGATATAGCTTTTTGGTCTGAGCGTTTAAAGGAAAAAAAATTCAACATGAAAGAAGAAGAGTTGAAACCTTATTTTTCTCTTGAAAATGTTCTAAAAGAGTTGTTTCATTTGAGCAATGATATTTTTGGAATAACAATAACCCAACAAACATGTGTAGAAACATGGCATGAAGATGTACGATTTTACGATGTAATTGAAAATGGTAAATTGGTTGCTGGGTTTTATTTAGATCCTTATGTGCGTGAAGAAACAAAAAAATCTGGAGCATGGATGAACTCATGTGTAGATAAAAACAAAGCTTTGAAACATGATGTGCCCATTGCCTATTTAATTTGTAATGGAACACCACCATCGAAAGACAAACCTTCATTAATGAGTTTTTCAGATGTGGAAACTTTATTTCATGAATATGGTCATGGTTTGCAACACATGTTGACCAAAATCGATAATGGCGAAATTTCTGGTATTAATAGTATTGAATGGGATGCAGTAGAATTACCCAGTCAATTCATGGAAAATTGGTGTTACAATAAGAAAACATTGGATAGAATGGCGCTACATTACGAAACAGGTGAAAAACTTCCTCAAAATATGTATGAAAGTTTAGTTTTACAAAAGAACTATGGTGCAGGTATGGCAACAATGCGACAAATTTCATTTAGTAAAATCGATCTACATTTATACAATAATTGGAAAACAATGCAGGAAAACAATGAAAGTATTTGGGATATTCAAAACAAATATTTTCAAGAATGTACACCTTATAAAACAATATTACCGGAAGATAAATTCCTAGCTTCATTTTCACATATTTTTAGCGGATATGCTGCTGGCTATTATAGCTACAAATGGGCTGAAATTATGTCAGCAGATTGTTTTGAAGCATTTGAAGAAAATATGGAAAATTATAAGGAAAAAGGGTTGGAATTCAGAAATTCTATTTTAGCTTTGGGTGGTTCTAAAACAGCAATGGACGTATTTAAAATGTTTAGAGGTCGTGAACCTAAAGTGGATGCTTTATTGAAACATAATCAACTACAATAAATTATTTGCGCGTTTTGCGATTTTTTCTGGATTTTTTCTTCGCATTCTTCTTGTTTTTTGCTCCTATTTTTGCGGCGATTGGGTGTAATAATGGAAAATATAATTTAAATTTCTATATACTCACCTACATATTGATTTATTATATTTCCTACGTCGTCTACTAAGTATTTTTTACAAATGTTATATAATATATTTTTGTTTAATTTAATAATATCAACTTCTATTGTAGATGTAGATACTTTAATTTTTTTTATTATATTATTTATACAAGTAATTTTTGTATATTTATTATCATTATTTAATATTTGTATCGAATATGCGTTTTGTCTATATTCGCATTTTCGTATATATATTAACTCACCTTCTATATATTGTTTAT